CTATCAGAATTATTTATAGTCGTACTAATCGTTTTTGTTTGATTACTTAATTCTGATACATCTGTCGAAAAATCAAATCCACTAACAATATCACTTCTTGTAGGTGGTGTTGATGTATTTGCAGTCCATATATAAAAACTAGGATATGTAAATGATGCACTAATTGATGAGTCAGATGAAGTATCATCTACATTATAAGCTGTTCCTGTTACTGCAGTTGGCCTACTAAAGGTAGTTGTTAAACTAACGCTACGACCAGAATTATTATCTTTATGTAAATTTGTTGAAAATGTTAATACACCACTATTTGTAGTACTTGATAAAGTACCTCCAGTTGCAGTAATAGCATTTGTATAATTTGAAGAATTTGCAATACCTGTCACTGAAACATTGTAATTTACTGAAGAATAATACTCTAAAAAATTTTTACCTGTTAAAGAACTAAAGTATATATTATTATTTGCGTTTTGCCAACTATATGAAATTGTAGGCCTAGTGCCTGTAAAATCTGTATCATCATTATCAGCAAAAGTAATTCTAGCAGTTGCACTTCCACCAGTTAGTCCTGTTCCATTAGAAAGAATTGTTGCTGTTGAATTTGTGGTAAATGTTTGGGTCCAGTCAACTCCACCACTAGGTGTTACACTTGTTCCTGTTGTTGAATAATCTGAAACTGTAGTGTAAACTCCTGTAGAGTTATCTATTGTACTTACAGATTCAATATATCTAGTTGTAAAGTCATCAGGATTACTTACGGAAACTGAAAACTGTGATGCAGATTGATCCCAATATCTACTTTGTCCTGAGGCAGATAATGTGGGAGAAAAACTAGCTAATTCTACTCTTAATTGTCCACCTGTAAGACTAACTTGTCTAATCGTATATTCTTCATCATCAGTTACATCAAAAAAAGTATTAGTTGTTCTATATTCATTATCACTTCCACTTGTTGTCCATCCAAAATAATCTGTATTAGTTCCACCACCTCCAGATCCTGTATAACCTTGAATACCTTGTGAACCTGTATAACCTGTTCCAGCAGAACCAGTATAACCTTGGGCACCATCAGAACCATCAGCACCAGCAGAACCTGTATAACCGAGTGAACCTGTATAACCAATGTCACCTTGAGAACCATCGGCACCAGCAGAACCAGTATAACCTTGAGCACCATCGGAACCATCTACACCATCTGCTCCAGCAGAACCTGTGTAACCTATGTCACCTTGAGAACCAGTTGCTCCAGCAGAACCAGTATAACCTACTCCAGCAGAACCTGTGTAACCTATGTCACCTTGAGAACCATCTGCTCCAGCTGAACCTGTATAACCTGCTCCAGCAGAACCTGTATAACCTTGGGCACCATCAGAACCTGTATATCCAATATCACCTTGTGAACCTGTGTAACCTTGATCACCTTGAGAACCAGTATAACCTATATTACCTTGAGTACCTTGAGAACCTGTATAACCTTGGGCACCATCAGATCCATCTGCTCCAGCAGAACCTGTATAACCTTGGGCACCATCAGATCCATCTGCTCCAGCAGAACCTGTATAACCTAGACCTCCGTCAGAACCATCGGCACCAGCAGAACCTGTATAACCTTGAGCACCATCGGAACCATCGGCACCAGCAGAACCTGTATAACCTCTAGGACCTTGAATTCGTCCAACATTATCCCAATCGGAACCTGAACGTACATATCCATCACCATCTGCTAAAACAACATATAAATCACCATTAACGGCATCAGATGGTAAATCGCTGATATTATCAACTGATCCTTTTAATACAACACTTGTTCCAGCAGAACCTGTATAACCTGTCGCACCTTGAGAACCATCAACACCAGCAGAACCAGTGTAACCAATTATTCCTTGTATACCTTGAGATCCGTCTGCTCCAGCAGAACCGGTATAACCTTGAACACCTTGTGAACCAGTATAACCATTTCCTCCTCCGCCACCACCACCAGATTCGGTTAATGTAACGATAGTTTCAGTTCCATCATCTTTTTTAAAGAAAAGTTTACCGTCGTAAGTATTTACTGCTAATTCACCTAATTCTAGTGATGTTACTTCAGGTACATTTCCTGGAATAGAACTTCTTTTTATTTTTATTAGACTGGCCATTAAAACATTGACTTTTTTTTGGTTATATGATATATTTATAAATAAATAAAAATGTTGATATGATAAAAATTGCTTTTATAGATATAATTGGATTGACCTATGATGGAAACACTCTTAAAAAAAGAGGATTAGGTGGTTCAGAATCCGCAGTTATTTTACTATCTAAAGAGTTAGTAAAAATAGGATTTGATGTTACTGTGTTTAATAACTGTATAGATAGAGAAGCATCACCTGGTACCTATGATGGTGTAAAATACATAGATCATACTAGTTTAGATAAAAATAATAATTATTACTTTGATGTAGTAATATCCTCACGTACAGTGATACCTTTTTTAAATGAAGAACTTTATTCTTTTTTTTCTTCATTCACGCCTCAAAGATATAAAAATATAAAATCAAAATTCAAAGCTATGTGGATGCATGATACATTTTCACGTGGAGATGAATTTTTAGAAGATTTGTTACTAAATGGTAATTTAGACGAAATATTTACATTATCAGACTTTCATATGACTTATGTTACCAATTGTAGCCACGGTAAAAAAAGAAACTTTGAAGTATTAAAAAATAAAGTTTTTTTAACTAGAAATGGAATTGTTTCTTATAATGATGAAGTAGATATAAAGAAAAAAGATCCTTTTTTATACGTGTTTAATGCATCTGTAACAAAAGGTATGATACCTTTAGTAGAAAACATATGGCCAAAAATAAAAGAAAAAATACCAAAAGCAAAATTGAAAGTCATAGGTGGTTTTTACAGATTTAGAGAAAATGCAAAACCTGATGAACAAGAAAAGAAATGGCGTCAACTAGTTGCAGATGACAGATATAAAAAACTAGATGTAGAATTTACAGGTATTATAAAACAATCTGAAATAGCAGATATTTTAACAAAGTCTAGTTTTATGATTTATCCAGCATCTTTTCCTGAAACATTTGGTATATCAACATTAGAATCTTTAAATTATAATACACCGTTAATCACTAGTCGATTTGGTGCACTTGAAGAAACAGCAATTGAACAAGCTTCATATCTAAATGATTATCCTATTGAACCAAACGGTTTGTTTCCACATATTAATAAAGATTTGCAAGAAAAAAAATTTGTTGAAACTGTATTAAAAGCAAATAGTGATAGATATTTACACCAACAAAAAATGTACTATTGTAATATTGTAAAAGATATTATAGGATGGGATTCAGTTGCTTTACAATGGAAACAACATTTATATAAAAAATTAAAACAATATTTACCTTTAGATGATTATAAAAAAGTTTCTTATATAAATCAAAAAGTACACAAAGTTTTTGGTAGAAGATTTTATAATAATGAAGAACATTATCTTCCTCGTAAAAAAGAACAAAAAATAGTTTGTATTATTCCTTTTTATAATTCTTCAAAGTATATAACAAAATGTTTAGATTCAATTTTAACACAAGATTATGAAAATTATAAAATTATATTAATAGATGATAATTCAAATGATAATATTATTGAAACATTAAATGGTTATTTAGATATTGAAAAAATAAAATTTAAAAGCAATAGTATTAATAAAGGTGCTGTTAGAAATCAAATAGAAAGTATTAAAGAATATTGTAATGATGATGATATTATCATGTTAATTGATGGAGATGATAGTTTGGTAAATGATAATCAAATATTTCATTTTTATAATAATCTATATGATGGTAATACAGATTTTACCTATGGTTCTTGTTGGTCAATGGTTGATAAAATTCCTTTAATCGCACAACCATATCCTAGAGAAGTTAAAGAAAAAAAAGAATATAGAAAATATCGTTTTAACTGGAATATGCCTTACACGCATTTAAGAACGTTTAAGGCAAGTTTATTAAATAACTTAGCTGATGAAAATTTTAAAGACGATAAAGGTCATTGGTATAAAGCAGGAGGCGATGGATCTATATTTTATACATTAATTGAAAAATGTAATCCTGAAAAAATTAAAGTTGTGACAGATATTGTCTATAATTATAATGATGAAAATCCATTAAATGATTATAAAATTAACTCGAAAGAACAGAATAGAAACTCTGAAGGAATATTAAAAAAATGAAAAGAATATTAATTGGAATACCTACTGCCAAATATATTGAACCAGAAACTTTTAAATCTATATATGATTTGGAAATTCCAAATGATTGTGTTATTGATTTTCAATTTTTTTATGGTTATAATATAGATCAAGTAAGAAATTTAATAGCTCATTGGGCCATTAGTTATGATTATCTATTTTCAGTAGATAGCGACATAGCTTTTCCTAAAGATACATTAAAGAAATTATTAAACCACAATAAAGATATTGTTTCTGGTTTATATAAACAAAGAAAAGAAGATGTACAGATTTTAGAAGTTTACGAAAAAAATAATTTGGGAGGTAGTTCGAATATTCCCTATGAGAAAATTAAAGATACACCGTTTTTAGAAATAGAGAGTTGCGGGTTTGGTTGTGTTTTAGTCAAATCTGAAGTTTTTAAAAAAGTGGGCTATCCTTATTTTGTTTATCATTCTGCAATAGATCATAGAAATACAATATCTGAAGACGTAGATTTTTGTAGAAAAGCAAAAAAACTAGGTTTTAAAATATATGCAGATACTACAATTTTATGTGATCATATTGGAAATAAAAATTTTAAGATAAGCAATTCTATTCCATCTACACCCAAATCAACTAAATCTGTAACTGATAGTTTGAGAGAATTATCTGAAAAACAATTGATAAGACAAGAACATTACGAATATCTAAAAGGTTTAAATATTAATCCTAAAAATATTTATGATATTGGAGCATGTGTTTTACATTGGACTAAAATGGCAAAATATATTTGGCCTAATGCAAATTATATTGCATTTGAAGCAATGAATGAATCTGAACCTATTTTTATAGAAAATAATGTAGAATACTATTTAAATGTATTAAGTAAAGAAGACGGTAAAAAAATAAAATTTTATCAAAATACAAAAGATCCTGGTGGTAATTCTTATTACAAAGAAAACGAAAAAATTAATCCTAAAGCTAAAGAATTATATAAAGATTTTGTTTTAAAAACAACTAAAAAATTAGACACATTAGTAAAAGAAAAAAAAATTGTCAATCCCGATCTAATTAAAATAGATGTTCAAGGAAGTGAATTAGATATATTAAAGGGCGGAATGAAAACAATAAAAAAATGTAAACATTTAATTATTGAAACACAAGAAGTTGATTATAACGTAGGTGGTTCTAAAAAAGAAGAAGTATTTACTTACTTAAAGGAAAATAATTTTAAATTTGTATGTGAAATTAGTAATAATGGTCCAGATGCTGATTACCACTTTATTAATTTGAATTAAAAAGTACCACCATCAATAACTAAATCAGCAGAATCATTATCTTTTACAACAAATTTTCCTGTGCTTGAATTATATTGTAAAACACCTTTATCATTTAAGTTTGTTGTATCAATATCAGTCAATTGAACTAGTTTTTTAACAACATTAGCAGATGTACCCACTGGATTAATAGAAACTGATACTTTTTCTGGTCTCTGTAGACGTGATGTATTAATTGATGCGGTTAAAGCCATACTACTATTTATAATTTTTAAACGTTAGGTCTTACTACTATCAAACCTTCTATAACTCTTGTTACTGTGCTTTCATCATTATCTATAACGTCTACATCATAAACATATCTTGCAGGAGCATCAAGAGCAGCTGTTTGTGTGTTTGTCAATGTTAAAACTATTACACCTGTTGTCGGATCATCTGCTATAGTTGATGTAAAAGAAACTCTTGTTCTTGTAGACGCATAACCTCTTGCCATTCTTGCTTCAATAGTACAATTAGTTAAATCAAAAGGATTACCAAATGCGTCTTTTACAGTTAAAGATGCGCTAAATGTTGTACTTTGATCTATAGATAAATTTGCTACTGCTGCCATAACGTTCCTTGTTTTATATATTTATAAGATTTTAATGAGATTATTTATCAAAACCCTCTATTTTCCACAAATGTCTTTTGCCAGATTTTGTTGATTCTCTTTTATGATTTGTTACTTTATTATTTGTAACTACAAAATCACCCTTTTCCCATTGATGATAATATATTCTACTAGGGTCATAAAGTAGTTTTTCTATTGCGTTTTTTTCTTCTTTAGGTAATTCAGTATATGCCTCACAATAATAAACATACTTACCTTTTTTATCTTCTTGTATTAAGTCGTGCCATACGTTTCTGTGTTTTCTTCTAAACCATCTTCGTTCTACTTCACTTCTAAAACGATAACCGTATCTTTCGTTACTTGTAAATCTTTCCATATCAACTGTAATCTTTTTGTTTTCTACAGGACAATCAATACGGTTATCAACATATAAAGTACGACCAACATCTCCCTCTATTTCTAAAGCATATAATCCAGTTACGTTCACAGGTCGTTGAGTATAACCCTTGTCAATGTGCCATTCCAAATCCGTATTACCATATAACTCGTGGTGTACACCTGATAATGTAATATCTAAAAAAATTTTATCCATAGGGTCTTGTGGTGCAATTTCATAATATGAAGTTAAAAAATTAAATAACTTAATTTGAGAAGCAGGTGCATTTTTAATAACAATTAAATCTGTATCGTTATTAACTAAAGGTGTTAAATCTCTATTGTTCCATTCTTGTGTAGTATAATTCATCATTTCTTTTAAATTGATTTCCTGTATAACCTATGTATTGTAAACCACCTTGTGATTTTTGATAAGTTACATAATGAGGACCATCAAAGTTCCATTTATGTTTAGAGTATTTATTGTGTCCTTGAATCACTCTTTGTAAAGTACGTTTGCCTCTTAACTCCATAGATATAAAGATACAACCAAAACCTTTGTCTTTACAAAAATCTGTTTGTTGTTCTAATAAATCTGAAGATGATTTTTTAAATAGTCCATCATAATCTGACGGAAGTAATCCTGTATTGCCTTCTATCAAAGCATACCTATCAAATACTCGTACACTATCATTATAACAACTACGTGATAATATTCTTGCTGTTGAAACAGGATTGCCTTGTTCATCATAACGTATAGAAACACCTAATACAAGCTCTTGCATACGTTCTCGTGTATAATTTTGTGATCGTTTGCCACCCTTTTTAATTACAATGTCATAAATGTAATCAATGTCTTTTTGAACATCTGGTGGCGCCACCTCAAATGTCTTAATCATATTTTATTAAACGAATAAAAAAGTAAGTAGGATCAATTGGACCTAATCTCAATCTTTTAGAATTGTCATGGTGTGTTTTGTGGTAACCTTCTCCAGCTGTAAATAAATTTAACCAGTGACTATTCGCTGCCTTACCATCTTTATGTAGATATGCATTAAACAATCCAAATAGATGTGAACTTAAAACACAGGGTACACAATAAGCGAATATTAATAGTAACGGATTAATTAAAAATAAAACTGTAACAATAGTAATTACTAACTTCCAATAATGTCTGTGAAAGAACATTAATATTTTATTATCAATCAACCCTTTAAAAAATCTACGTTCTATATTACCATCTAATCCCCATAGATTAAAATAGATTTTCCAAAAACCATGATGAACAGGACAACTAGGATCTTTTGGTGTATCTGCGTAAGCGTGATGTTGTCTATGTATTGCAGCCCGTGTTAGATATGGACCTGAACCTACAAATAGACTTAAAAAGTTTGTAAACCATTCAAACCATTTTCCTGTTTTAAATGATTGATGGGAATAGTACCTATGATAACCTGCACTTGAAGAACAGATTGTAATTACATAATACCAAATAAATCCTGCAACAAGCATCCATAGATCACCATAGATAAATCCAGGTATCAATGCAATGTGGCAAAGTAAATGATTGAGTAAAAGTTTATATGTGGTTTTCATAATGTAAACCTAACTTTTATGATTCTTCTACACTAAATGAAATTAAATTAGCATTACAATAATCTAATCTATCTTGTTTTGCATTTATAACTGTATCTATATTACCTAAATATGTGTAATTCTCATTTGATAAAGTATATGAAATAGTTTTGACCAGATTATCGTCACTTACCGTTGATTGTAAGTCATTTTCCGCATATTCATTTATCAAATTTATAACCTCATCACTAGGCGTATAAAACGCAACACTTGTGTTCGGTCTTTGTTGTATTAGTTTTCTCGTAATCATACTAATATTTATATAACTCCTACTAGGTGTATTCTATTTTCCCAAGACGCATTTAAGGCTGTATGATATTGTGTTGTATCAATAACATAATAGTTGCCATCTGCTGGTAAATGTTCTACTTTTTTATCTATAATTAAAAAACAGTCTTTATTTGTTTGTATGGGTATATGTATTCTTTTTGATAAATCTTTATGATAAGAATAACAAGTTTTTGATTTTAAATTCATTACTCTTGTTCTATACATTTTTAATTCTTTTAGAATAGAATTTGTATAGGGAATATCAAATATTGGCACATTAAAATCTGTTTCTTTCATACCCATTTTATGTTTTTCAATCCACTTACCTACACCCCAGAAAGGGTCTAAGTTATCTTTTGTGCCTTGAAGACTGATTTGGTCTTCAAATTTAGGTAATATTTTTAATTCTTCTATAATCTTTTTTAAATCTAAGGACATACTGTAATCTCTTTAACTTTATGTGGTTGATTAAGTATCCAATCTATAATTGAAACACAATACTCAATTGACATTTTCTTTTTATCTATATGTGTAACTCTTGGAGAATCAAAATAACCAAATCTCACTATTGTTGTATTAATACCTTGATAAAATAATTGATGATTAGCTTTATCTAGTGCTGATTTCTCAACAGCGTAAATGTGTTTAGCTCTCTTGGTTTCATCAGGTGAGTTAGAACCAATATTAATTATTCTTTTATTTAATTCTGCAGCTTGATATAAAAGATTTACCTGTTCAAATCCATCATGTTTACAATTAATGAAAACATCACAGTCATTTAAGTTATTAACTGTATTGTATTTTTCATTTAATGCTTTACCAAGGCCTCTTCTAATTCCTGTTATATAAAACTTCATTTTAAAAATTTTTATAGTCTTTCCAATTATGTGGTTTATTCATTGAATGTGTAAAATGCACCAATTTAATGTCTTTATGAAATTCACCACCCAAGTAAATGTAATCATTGTTTGTAATTTCTTTATACTTTTTTGTAATTTGTTTTTGCCAAGTTAAATAATCCTTGCCATGTAATACAGTATCATCAACACACCATCTTGTTACCCAACTGTCTGGTATCAATTTTATTTTTAATCTCTCTCTAACACTATCTTCAACAAAATGTTGTTCACCGTTTACAGGACCTTTCGTTGTGCCATTTTCTATATAGTAAGATTGCCAATGTATAGGGTTTTGCATAAACTTATCAAAAATATATTTACACTCTTTAGGATAATATTTAAAAAAACCACCGTTTATTTTATACTCATTTTTTGATGTATCTCGCCACCAACCAGGTATAGATAGAAATTCACCTCTTTCGACAGGATAATCAAATATTTTTTTATAATCATTAACCAAAATAATATCTATATCAACTATTACAACAGCTTCATCAATATCCATATTCATTACAGACATTTTGTTCCATTGTAATTGTATTCTAGTATCAAAAGGTTCTCTAATCCAATTTAAATCATATTCTGGTAATTTATTTTCCAGATATGTTTCGTATTCTGGTCCGTACTTATTACCTATTCTTACTGCAAATATTTTCATTTCCAAAAAATATACTCATCTTTATCAGATTTATTTAATTGACCCCAAAAATCAACATTTTTATTTCTATAACCTATTCCTAACATATAAGCAATTTTGTCGGCAGGTCCATTAGGAGCAATAGGTTGTAAAATTTTAGAATAATTATTAGGAGTGGCAAAATAACATTTGCAAAAAGATGCTGCTAAACCTTCATTTACACTTAAAAGTGATAAAGCGTAACCGTGAATACCTGCATTTAAATACCATTTATATCCTTTATTATCTTTATCTGCGTAGTTAAAGACCCAACTGTGAAAATTATTATTTAATTGTTTTTTTGTAGGATATCTATCTCTTTTAGTAAAAGTCAATAAATATGGAGCTCTTACTTGTTCATTAAAATCTATATCAATCTCTTTTTTAAATTTTTTAAATCTTTCTCTATCTTTGTTTAACCAACAATATCTCCACTCATCATAAAATTGCTTTAAAATTTTAAAATTATTATGATATTTACCTCCAGGTCTCCAGTATTCTTTACCAGGTCCACAAACTGTGTTTAAAACTAAAGCTTCTTTTTCTTCAGCATGTTCTGGTCCCCATATATTAATTTCTATTTGAATTAAATTATTTTTGTGAGGTACAAAATCGTGAGAATCTTGTATAATATGTTCTATCATTTCCTTACTAGGTATTTTTTCTTCATCAAAAAACCTTATATTATGTCGTTGACTCATTATGTATTTTAAACTATTATTTTTCAAATTTTCATCATCAAATGTGATATTATGTAATGTAGTCATAATTGCTTTCTCCTATACTATCTATTTCTGGCCATAATTTTCTCCAATCAAAATTTCTATGATTGCCTAAACTATTTAAATAATTTTTTCCACCTTGTAACAATTTATAATCACCTTCTTTTTTTAATTCAGATAAAAAATATCCTTCACCAAAATTATTATATTTTATTATCAAATCATCTTTTATTTTTCTAGGTAAATTTTTGATTGATAAAATTTGAGGTTGTCTAACATAACTTGGAGTTGCTAAATAAATTTTAAAATTTTCGTTATAATATTTTCTAATTTCATTTAAATCAAAAATATTTAAAATATGTACTGTACAATTCAAACTTTTAACATACTTATTTACTTGCATTAAGTTATTTTCAAATTTATCAATATCTATATTATATCGGGCAAATTTCAATTTATCTTTATAATGGTCACAAGATACACCAAATTCTACCTTTTTATATTTTTCAATTAAATCATAGACGCTATATTTTCCATAAGTCAATTCTGTTAAATTTGTGTCGTAATATAATTCTATATGTTTTGATTTATCAGATGTTATTTCATCTATTAAAAACTTCCAATGTTGAGGTGATTGTAATGGCTCACCACCAGTTAAATGTAATTGTTCTATTAAATGCAAATTTTTTAATATGTCTTTTTTTACATCATTCCATTGTCTATTCGTATTACCACCGTATGATTCTACACCAAAAACATTCATCAAATTAGTTTCACTCAACTCTTTTTTTCTTGTGCTGGAATTATAAGGAGCGCACATAACACAACTTAAATTGCAATAGTTACCAAATATTCTTAATTTTAATTTTATCTTTTCTACTTTTTTAGGTAATTCTTTATATTGTTTTATCTTTTTTGTTCTAACAGAATATCCTATATTCTTTTCTTCATCATAACAGTTTTGGCATATAGAAATTTTTTCACCATTCAACATTTTTTTTCTAATATTTTTCATATCACTTGAAAGAAAAAACTCAAATGGTGTTGTATTTTTTGTATTATATTTTGTTAATACATTAGATTGTTTATGTGCCCAACAACATACATTATATGCTCCTGTATTATCATTAAAAACCGTATCAAATGCTAAAGGACAATAACTTTTATTCATTTTCCTATAACCATAAATCTAGTCATACCATTATCTAAAATTTTTGAACCTGAATATAGTACATTTTCTAATACAGCCTGGTTAGCTAATTCTTCAGGACTATTAACACAGTTGATATGGTCATCATATTTTGTTTCATTAGTAGACTGTAATACATACATTGATTTCAAATGAGAATTTAATTGTCTAAATTTTTTCATAGGAAACATATGTTCACAAGAAGAATTAATAACCAAATCAAAATCATTTTCTATTTCATTTATCATAATATTTTTTTTATTAGCTTTATAGATAGTATTTTTATATCTTCTATTTAATTTGTAACTAATCATTTTAGCATCTTCGTCTATTTCATAATTGATAATAGATTTGGCATTTAGTTCATCTACTAATAGTGGTGTGATTAAATGTGCAAACCATCCTCCTAATAATGCAACTCTATTAGGTTTAATATTTAAATTAATCAATTCATTAACAATCCATAATTTACTTTGTAATTGTGAAGTAGTGGAGGCGTCTAGTAATCTATTAAATGCCCAAGGTCTTTGTTTTTCTGTTTCTGCCCAACTACGAGACCAATTATTACTCATTTCAGGTGTAAATTTAATATGTTCTACCATAATCGTTTAATTTCTTTTATATCCTGCATATGTTCATTATTTTCTTTGTTGTCATTGATAGCTGCACTATTATTAAATAAACAAACCTTATAATCTGGTCTTAATTGTTTTAAATTCATATCATTAGGAAATATGTTTCCTTTGTACCAAGAGTATATATCACCTTTAGGAAAAGTATTAAAAAAACTATCTTCTTCGTTCCACATATTATAAAAAAAATGATTATAATAGTTATCTATTGTTTTATATGTAAAAAATATTACTTCAGCATTTTTATTAACATGATTGTAAATAGGTTTTAATTGACCTCTATTCCAACGAACAACTGAAGAATTTAAAGGAGTTGATTTTATCTTACCATAATTTTTTTTACTATTTGTAATATCATTCCACCAACCTCTCACAATGTGAGGTCTTTTCATATCTAAATCAAAAAAATACTTTAAGTCTTTATGTATTAAAATATCTAAATCCAAGTACAAAAAGTTATCACCTTTTATTTGAGGAAATAAATCTTCATTAAATATATAGAGTTTGCGATAAGCCCAAAACATATTTGGTTTAAAATGTTTATCCCAATGTTTAGGTAATTCTATATCATAATCGTTTTTTGGATTGTCTGTTAAACAATAAAAGTTAAATGGAACTGAACAATTTTTAGTTATTTGATTTTTTAATTTTTCAACATAATCATCATACTTTGTTCCCCACTTAACACAAACAATATTATTTTGCGATAAGCTTTCTTGCTTCATTTATAGCATCCCAAGGTGATTTAGATTGTCGTATATTAGTTTTAATTTTTTCATTTTCAGAATTTTTGACTATATCAGTTTCAAATAAATTTAACTTTATTTCAAATAAAAAACTACCATCATCTTTATTTGTTTCATCAAATTGTAAAAACATATTAATTAAGTTTTTTATTTCATTTGAAGTTTCTTTTTTTAATAATTCTAAACCTAAATTTTCTACTGATATTTTTGCTTGTTCCATATACTTCTTTGACCTGTCACTAGTATTTTTTTGTATATTTTCCAAACCATATTCATCAATCAAATCTTTGTAATCCGGGTGTTCAATATTAACATTTATGTGATGTGCAATTGCTTTTTTACCTTCTTTGTAGATTACTTCTATTGTTTTGTGTTCTGGATTTGTGAAATATGCTTCTATTATCTTTCCACTAAATATTGCCATAATTACCTCTTTCGTTCTTAATATAGTCAATTAAATTAGTCTTGGCAGACCAACCTAAATCTTTTAATGTCTGAATACTTGCTTTATTATCTTTTCTTTCAAACATAGTACCCATTCTTTTATCTTCTATAGTCATATTTAGTTTGTCTAAAAGATCAAGTAAATTTATAGAACTACCCGTTCCTATTTCTAAAACCTTATCTTTAACATCATTTTTAATTAAGATTTTTATAGCACTCATCAAATCTTCTATGTGAATAAAATCTCTACAATGATCAACATTAATATAACTAACATCATCTTTTATTAATTTAGGTATCAACATACCTTCTCTACCACCAGGTCCATAAACAGTTGTAAATCTCATACCTAAACTATTTTCAGGCGCAATTTGTTCCATATAAAATTTACTCATTGCATAAGGATTACGCCAAGGTTCGTTTGCCGTACTAGAACTAGCATATAAGATTTTTTTGTTTTTAAATTGATTGAATATTCTATAACTTGCAACGACATTATTAGTCCAATATTCTACAGGATTATCTAAACTTTGTCTTACGCCTGAAAGTCCTGCTAAATGAATTACTAAATCAACATCATAATCTAAGTCACAATTGATAAGATCGTTTCCTAATTTTTTGTCTAAACAAATAAGTTGATTTTCGTCTTTAAGAAAGAATTGTAGGTTTTTGCCTATAAATCCTTCACTGCCTGTTAATAATATTTTCATAGTTTATCATAATTAAGATTTATTGATATATAAGTTATAAGTTGAAATTGTTGTTGGTGTTCCGTTAGGAAACTCTTGTGCTCTATAATCGTCAGCATTAACAAAACGAGTTTGATAATTACCAGAACCGTTTAGTTTTGTATCTACAATAGCAGTTCCTCTTGTATTACCTGAACCTGAAGTACCTATAGAATAAGATATTGCATATCCATCTGTTGAAGAAGCAGCAGTATATCTAATCCACTCTTGCAATAAGTTTTCAAATGCTGTTGCGTCATATTCTTGTAAATTATTTGAAGCATTAATATAAAAAGGAACTGTATAAGAAGTATCTGATCCGTTAATACTATGTAAATAATAACTTGTTATTGTAGTTGGTTGGTCTAAAGTTTCACTAATACCACCAGCAGTATAAAGTGTAGTATCTGCTCTTGTATCACTATAAATTGGTGTTAAAGAAACATTTGTTGCACCTGCTAAAGAGGTAGATGTTGAAACTGTATAAGTTCCTGCTTGTTGAGTTGTTGTAGTAGCAGCAGTCATTAAATCTATTGCAGGATGAAAAAAAGTATCTTTAACATCTTGTAAAGACATTGCTTGAATATGTCCACCAGATGTATAGTATACAGGCCAAGTTTTACCTGTATCGGTAGTTGGTGATATACTTGCATTTGTACTATTTAATCTATCGTAAGAAACTGTAACTGTTGAGGGTTCTGCTGTTGTAGCCTCAGTTGGAAAAGAAGTTGTACTTGTAGAAGCCGCACCTGCTTGTAATCTTGTGTCAGTTATTGCTGATAAATTACCACCTGATCCGACTACAGATAATGCAACACTAGGATTTAATGAATATTGATATATGATTTGATCAACAATTTGATCGACCTCTGCTGAGGACATCTCTTTAACATTACCACTATCGTTTTTTAAAGGTGTTCTTACTGCCATAATATATTCTTTCTCATATACTTATATAACTTTTAATTATGCACCAGCGCCATATAGTGATTTTAAAACTCCTCCAGAAGAATTAAGTATCTGTAAATTTACAACTGATTTTAATTGATCTTGTCCAACAGCGTCATCAGCAATTTTAGCTTCTGATATTTGATCATCAGCAATATCATCTGTAGATATTGTGCCGTTTACAATCATTGTACTTGTTACAACACTTGAACTGCCTGTTGTAACTATTGTTCCAGTTTCATCTGGTATTGTAATTGTTCTATCTACCGTAGCGTTTGTAGCAGTTATTGTAGTTTCAAAAGCGTCAGCACTCGATCCTTCAAATATAATGGAAGAATTGAATGTTGGTATTGCATCAAATATTAAAAAGTTATCTAATCTTGTTGATTGTATTCTAGGAAATCCTAAGGTTTCATCTAGTTTTAAAAGTCCAGTTTCACTCTCAAAAACATTTGCTCTAAACGTATCATTGATATTAATTCTTGTTGAATCTGTTGATCTTATTGTATTACCACTAATTTCAATTGTACCTAATGTATGAGTACTACCACCTGCCGTTAAATTATTTACAATAGAAACATCATCCGTTAGAGATATTGTTAGAGTATCTGGAGAAGAAACAACTGCATTTATATTAGAGGAACTAGAAACTAATAATGTATTACCAGGGCCTATTGTTTGAATAGTAGATGAATCATCTTTTAAAGTAAATCCTTCATTTGCCGTTACAATATTATTTATCTCAATAACAGCACCTACAATAGATGTTGCAGCAAGACCTGAACTACTCAATAATGCAATGTCACCAAAATCGTATTGTTGCATATTATTAAACTCAGTTCTAAAAGTTTCTAATGTATCTGTAACCGCAATATTTCTAATAGCCATTTTACTTGTTTACTACTCCCTTAATTAAGTCTTTTATTTCTCTTAATTCTGCTTTCAAATTATTTATTTCTTTTACAGCATTTCTTATTTCATCACCTTGTTTCTCTCTCGCTCTCACTCTACTCATATACATTTGATATTCAGTTGTATTTGTATTGACGATACCATTTGATCTAGTATCTCTTACTAAACTTTCATATCCGTGTACTTTTAATCTTGCCATTATACTGCCAATGCTATTGTTCTAAAGTCTTTTAATCTTGCTGGTAACGCTGATACCGTACCATTAAAGACTACTTTAATTTGGAAAGATGTAAATTCAGGTAACGCACTAGCGCTGAATTTGTAATCTTTGAAATCTAAATCTAATACAATATCGCCATTTGACGGATCTACTGATACATCTGACGAACCATCTGTGTTAAATGGTGTAAATGGTATATCTTCTATTCTTCTTGTTTCTTCACCACCTGATAATCTGTAGAAACATTTAATAGATGAAGTTGATCTTACACTTGCTGCTAATCTAACATCTAACGCAGTTGAAGCGTTTGCCAGATTAACTGGTTTAGTAATATAAGCACCAGCAGAAGAACCACCTTCTGTCGTTGTATCATCTTCGTAATCAACTGTGTTTGTTAATTTTACAATAACTTTTGAACCAGCAGCGGGGGCTGCGTCAAATCTTATAGTTGTTGAAGCAAACATTGTAAAGTCATCAACAGGTTGTAATTTTTTACCATCTTTTTTAACTGATAATAAATGTACACTTGTTGGTGTACCTGATAAAGTAAAGTCAGTTGTTGATCCATCTCCTGTAAATGTATCTGTAAATGATACTGTAGGATTGTTTAATCTATTTGAAATTGCAAATGCATTAACTCTTTTTAAATCTATTACAGGTGATAAATTAGCATTTGTAGAACTCATTGTTAAATTCATCACAAAAGATTTAGCACTTGACATTACATCTGATTGGTTAATATCGCTTGCCACCATTCTTGGATTATCAAAATAATAGTTATCACCTAATACAATACTTTCTGCTGCTGATGCAACTTGTAAAGTAAATGCAGTTTCTGAACCGTGAACTGATTGACCACTTGTTGTTCTTAATGTTGATGTTAATGTAGTTGCAGGGTGTACTACGTGACCAATTTGTGGTTGTAATACATCAAATAATCTATTTTGTGTAGCCGTTACAGTAGAACCACCAACATCACCTGTTGCCGTTGCTGTGCCTGAAGTTGTAACATCATAACTATCAAGTGTAATGTTTGAAATACTTGTATATGTTCCGTTAATATCACTATGAGCAATACCGTTATAAGTGCCTGACGCTAAACCAGTGATTGTAACGTTATCTGTTGTAGAATGCATTCCATGATTTTTGTGGAATACTCTTATTACACTAGAACCATTAAATGTTCTAATAGGATTTGAGTCTAAAGTTTTTGTTGGTAAACTAGCATTTGCTAATGTTAATGTACCAGAAGCTGATGTATCAAATACAGCTTTTCTTAAAGTAAATTTCATATCTTCCATTTGTTCAGCTGTCCAAGTACGATTGTTTGATGATTTAAATAAAACACCAACAGCTGGCTGACTAGATACTGTACGATCTGAACCGATAACTGTATCACCTAATCTTGCTATGTAAGCAGTATAATCTGTAGAGTCTGAATATAACACTAGAGCATATTCAATGCCTTCTTGTAAATAAACAGGTGAATCAAATGTAAATTTTGTTGCTATTGAAGCATCTGAACTTGTATTTACTGAACTAGGATTTAACCATTTAGTTGAAAAAGGTATAACTTTAGTATCAGGATAACCATTCACCATTTTTCTAATTTCTGCTTTAACAGGAATAGTTGATGATTTAGTAGCAAAGTAAGCGTCAACACTTGTTACAAAAATACCGTCAGTTTCATCTATTGTAAATGATTGAGCTAAAGGATCTCTCATTGCTATAACTCTACTAGATTGTCTAGTAATTGATCTACGTTCAGTTGTTGTTTGTCTAATTGTTCTTGCTTCTCTTGTAGAAACTATCGCCTCTTGTACAGTTTCTAATAAACCCTTAGCGTCATAATCAGCTTCTGCTGAAGTAGCAACTGCTGTTCTATCTTCACTATTTGTAGATGAACTTGTTAATCTGAATACTCTTTTACCTGTTCTCCATCTTGGATTAGATGAAACATTTGGATCAGGAATAGCAAATGTTCCTGTAACAAATCCATTTGTATCTGTTACAATGTTACCACCTAAAGAACCACCATCAGGAGTGATATAAGCAGATACATCAATGTTATCAAAGAAAGGATAAACTCTTGTATTTGGTCTCATTCCGTAAGCTTCAAAAGTAACTGTTCTACTTCTTATAAATGGAACAAAGGCAACTGATATTACTCTATTACCTAAACTTTGTCTTACAGTCTGTGGAACAATAGTTGTTCTAATACCAGCTCTAGTTTGAACTACATCTTGTGCAGTTGTTTGTACTAATTTATTTCCTTGCCATCTAGCATTTGTTCTTGGATTACCTGACCACTGATCTTGCCATTCATTCCATTCACTACCTACTGGTATTTCTTGTGATGTGTTATTTAAACCAGCTTCTCTTAATAGATTATCAAAAGTACCGTTTACATTAACAACTAATTCAGGAGCTACTCTCGTTTCTTTCCATTCGTCAACCGGTGGATCTAATTCAATATCTCCAATCCAATCAAATATCAAAAATGGATTTAAGTTTTCAGTTTTAGTAGCATAAGGTTGTTCTACATATGTTGTTTCAGTGTAAGGTAAAGTTACAAGATCACCTGTTTTTTGATAATTGGCTGCTGTTCTATCAGCGGCTAATATAGAAGTTAAATCATCATCAACTTCCTCTAATTCTATAACGTCTTCATTAAATGGTGTTCTTGCTTCACCTCTTGCTCTATCAATCGAAAGTTTGTAATCATTGTTTCCTACATCACCTACATTGTGACCAGAAAAGTTATCAACAACAAAACCATTTTTAAATCTATCAAAACCATCAGCGTCTTGTATTTGTAAACTTTGAGCATCAGCTTCTAATAAAGAAAGTTGTGTGTAGTATTCTATATTTTTAATTCTATTTTCTAACTTACCAATATCTCTCATTGTGTATCTACTATTATCTTCTTTATCAATAATAACTTCATCTGTATTCAATGTGTAACTTGGAATTGTTAAAGTTGCTAATAGTAAGTGGCCATCTAAATTACTAGGCTCTAAAGGATTAATAGCAGAAGCACCTTTTAATACTTTTAACTCACCCTCTCTTGTAATAAAAATTTTATCTATTCTATTTAAATAATATTCAAAGTCTGTAGTTGCATCTGAATTAAACTGTAATACATCTACAGTTGAAGCACCTAAACCATCAAAACTTCTATCTGAACTTCCAGAGTTTATAGTAGAAGCGTCATCTACTCTTGGTCTAAAGTCTAAACAATCTCTTAATTCAAATCTTTGACCTGTAGTATCTGAAGTGTAACTAGGTATGTTTTCATAATCAATGACACCTGAATATGAGTCAACATCAAAGTGGTCACCAGAACCGTGTGAGAAGAAATCAAAATTAACTAATAATTGTCCTGTTGGTCGTATAGCACCAGGTTTTAATTTTAATCTTCCTATATCATAGAAGTTATCTCTTTGTCCTGTGTCTAAATCAAAACGACTTGTAATATCTGTATCACTAACTGTAGCAGCTGAACCAAAACCACTTGACATATAAACATTGTTAATTTGATATACGTCAGCTTTACCTAAACCGATAACACCACCTTCAATAGTTGATTGAGATGAAATATTTACAGTTGAACCAGAGTTTAGTGTTTTACTTTTTGAGTTTGATACTGTTGTTCTTTGAACCGTTGCTAAAATTTTAATTCTGTGACCTTGAAAGTCAGCACCAAAATCAAATTTTAATGTTTTACCTACAGGAGAACCACCTAATTCTAATATTGGATCGCCTTCGTGGTTATTACCTGATAAATTTAATACATCACCAATTGCGCCAGTTGTACCAGCACCTAGTGTCATAATAGTTGCAGTAAAATCATCAGCGGCATAAGCAGCAAATGTTTCATTTGTACCTGCTGAAATGGTTTCATCACCATTTGATGATAACGTAATTGTAAACTGTCTTCTTACATTGTAACTTGTATCTGAAGCACCACCGTTTGCTGTTGTCTTTAATGTTTTTACAGTAACGTGTGGTAACTTAAATATTGAAATATTATTTTCTGGATTTGTAAGTTTAGCTCTTCTAACTGTTAAAACGGAAGCAGTCGTTACATCAGCACCACCTACATTAGCTGTTAATTCTAATTCTGTTTGTGATACAATGTATTTTACAAAACCTGTTACTGTAGAACCAGCGTCATTTGTAAATGAAATTGAATCACCTATTTTTAAATCTGTTGTAAAGTTTGTACCTTTACCTTGTAAAGTAGCATCTGAATTTGCTATTGAAACGTTACCTGTAATTGTAGTATTTGTACCATAAGTAGATGTTAAGTCAGCATCAGCAGTATATGGAGGTGTTCCTGCCATACCTATTTGTTTAACGGCTGATATATCTCTTGTTCTAACTGCTTTAAAACCTAAAGCATCTGATTGTAAAGTTAAAGATGAATTTGATGTTTGACCTGTTAAAACTTCTCCAGCACTAAATGTACCTTCTACATTTGAAACAACAATTGTTGTATGTTTAACTGTAGGAGCAGAACTAAATGATGTTACGTTAACTGCTGTTGTACCATCTGATTCATATAATTCAAAAGTATTTGTAGTTGCGTTTCTTACAGTATAAATTGTAGCGTCATTTGTCGCTGATGAATCTATTTGCCAAGTACCACCTGTTAAATTAATTTGTTGACCATCATTTAATCCGTGATCGTTTAATGTTACAACACCTGGACTTGCCACTGTAATAGTAGTCACTGCTGTATTTTTAGTTGCAGTTACACTTTGAACTACACCTGTTGCAGCAGAAGTTGCGCCTGATACAATCTCACCTGTTGTGTAAGATGCTGTACCTAAAGCGTTTAAATGTGTAAACATTTCAATATCAAACAAGTAGTGTCTATATACTGAAGATGTATCGTTAATATCTAAACTTTCTGTTGCTGAAACTGTTTCAAATCCACGAGATTTAGCACGACCAATCTGAGGTACTGTAGTACCAACAGTTGATTGTTGCGTTCCTCGTACACTTGTCGCTGTGTCGTATAGATTAACTGTTTTAAACGCTTCTACTTCACCAGAAACAAATCCTACATCTGGCGATCCATAAACGTTTGTTACGTTAATAAAATTCTTTACATTAAATCTTGTTTTGTGATTATTCGCTGTTTCAAAATCTCTTGCTTTATCTACATCAACAAAAGTTGTTCCTAATCTTTCTGCCTCATAACCTTTTACGTATGCTTTGAAAGGAGAAACACCAATAGCTAATTTAGCAGCGTCACCGCCATTTCCTGAAGTATAGATACCTCTATTATTACCTGATACTAAATGTTCTCTTACATCAAAGTCAGGATTAGTTAAAGTATAATCACCTGACTCATCAAATGTTCTTCTAGCTAATGTGTCTTCTAATATTGCATATTCTGTATTTCTAACAATTGTTTTTATTACACCATTTTCAACTCTAGCGATTTCATAAAAACCTTTATCTTCAGTTGACGCTAAAGTTTTTTTAGCAAGTGTAAGTAAAATTTTAAATCTGTGTGCACCTGGAGCGTTAGCATTTGATGAACCGGCAGCATTATCATTTAAACTTACATCATCATTTGGTGTTACAAAAGATTCTGTAACTGTAAAACCTATTCTGTATGATGGTGTGTTTGTATATTTGTCTAAAATTAAAGTTGAAGTATCAACTTGTACAAAGAAACCATTTATGTAATATACACCTGATTGAACACCAGCGGCTGAACCAGTTGCTGTCGTATCTACAACTGCTGATAAAGAAACACTATCACTATTTGTACCTGTTAATGTTTCACCATCTGCGAATACTAAATCAGTATTATCAGTACCTGTTTTGTTATATTTTACAAATATTGTGTCAGGATCAGTACCATCTGTTGCTAGTGTATTTACAATTTCTGCTATAACGCCTGAAGTGCCGCCTGTTAAAATTGTACCTGTTGTAAATTGTGCTAATGTGTTACCAATACCTAAACTTGTTAGTTTAACTGCATAGTAACTAGTGTCGATAGATACCTGTCCAGGAATTATCATTGCACCTTGTTTGAAAAGATGATCTCCAACTCTTTCGATTTGGTTTTGTAAGATTGTTTGTGACTGTGTTAATTCTCTCGCTTGAACTGCAAATGACGGTCTGAAAAGTATTCTATGAAACTTTTTCGACTCATTAAAGTCATCATAATAAGGCGAGAGGTTAAAGTCTGTTGGACTTGGCATTTATTTCCCTCTAAAATTCAATTATCATTTTTATATTTTCTGTTTGATCTACAGCTCTTTGAATTGGAGCTCTGTTTTCAACATACAATATATCACCTGAATCATGGTCTAACTCTGGTGATGAATAACCTGAAGTAAATGATACATTATTAACAGTACCACTTTGTGATGTATCTGGAGTTCCTGTTGCACTTGAACTTTGTCCAGTTATAACATTTGATCCTGAAAAAGATGTTAAATCGCCGTTACTATCTGCACCATAATCATTAAATTTTGTCTGTACGTAATATAATATACTGTTAGTTGCATCCCACTCAACAACTCTACCTACAGCTCCTGTAGAAGTTTGATTAATTTCTTCATCAACCACAAATGTTCCTGGAGTAGGAGATGAAGCAATGGCTATCGCTTTTGTTACTCTTGCCGTTGTAGATGATAATGCAGATCCTCCGCTTGTTGGATTTTTTATTAAAGTAATTTTTCTGAAATCATTTACTACGGAAAAATCACCCGAATTTGCTGTTTCTGTTCCTTCTAAATTTGTATTTAACATTAAGAAAAAAGCACCCAATTCTTCTATTGCATTTGATCCATGTCCACCTTTTGGAGGAATAATAACGTCTAGTTCTGCACCTGTTAAACTTGTTGCACCTGCTGAAACAATATCTGCATTGCTTACTGTAGCAAATGTGTATCCTGAACCTGATGATGTAACAGTAACAGAAGTTACAGCTCCACCTGATACAGTCACAGAACAAACACCTCCAGTACCATCTCCTCTAATTGATATTCCTGTAAAGGTATCATCTACCGAAC